CAGTATGAAGTTACCCGGTTTGCTGGTAAAAAAAGCATCACCATATTCCCTTCAAAATGCAGGGTATATGAATTTAATTTTGAGAAGAATACAATAAAAAAGCGTGTTTCAAAAGCATCTAATGCCAAAAGTGTCTTCAGACCGGTTGATTTGAAAAAACGTCTCGAAAAGACAGAAAAACTTAAACCAAAAGAAATTAAACCAAAGGAAATCAGACCATGAAAAAATTACTTGTTCTATTGTTTGTTTTGTTTTTAACTGTCCCCTCATTTGCCCAATCTTTCATTGAGTGCCCGGCTGTTATGGAAAAAGACTCTGTTGAGGACGGTAGCAAGGTGACTCGTTACCTGTTTTTCAATAGCGGGAATGACAGTACAAAGAAAATAATGAACCAGGGAAGTATTGATTTGGATATCTACCCGGAAATGCAGTCTTTAGTTGTGAATACTGATACACTTACTGTTAGCATCCAGGGATTTAAGTTGAAAGTTAGAGAAGGTGAAGAAAATACCAGAGGTGTTGGGCAGGTCGAAACTTTGTTTGGGGATAGCACTTATGTAGGATTAGTCCCGGTAGATTCGACATTGACGACATTCTCTATTGAAAACCTTTTTGATTCAACGTTCTTTCCAATGTTTGATGGTGTTGCAGTGGGCTTTGTTCGTGGTGGCAGCGATTTAGATTCCTGTTACGTTTGGACCAACTTGAAAGTGTATAGATAAATGATTCGTATTCCTGAAATAGTTGGTGTATTCACCAATGCTGACAAAGAAGATATTCCGGAAAAGTATGCAACGGCGTTGAAGAACTTCATAGCACGTTTTGGAAAGCTGGTTAAGACGTTTGGTTTTGGGGTGAAAATTGATACTATTGAAGCAAGTGTTGTTAATTTAGTTACTTATTTGAATAGCAATTTAGCAGCAGGCAAAGGTTCCGGTACCGGGTATGTCATTATTGGAGTCAAACTTGCAGCGAACGTTGTCTCTTTACGTTACTGGGATGGAGATTCGTGGGAAGACATTGATGATATGCTTGAAAACACATTAGGTACTTACAAGCAGAATCAAAAGATTCCAATTATTCAGCATAATAAGATTCTTCGTATTCTGCCTGGTGCGGTTGGAGAATTTAGTGGAACGGAAGCCAAGGGGCTTTGGATTGGGTATCTTGACCGAGATTTCTTCGATGGGATTTACGAAGCTGATACTGACTTTAATTCAGGGTTCTGGGTTGAAGATACGGAGATTGTGGCGCCGGATATTGAAACGAGTGGGTTTAATTTAACGGTTGATCAGTTATCCACAGCAACTTTTAAATTGTTTGGCAGCACTGGAAACTCAATAAATTTATACTACAAATTCAGTTACGTTTACGATGGGTTAAATGAGAGTCTTTTATCAGATGAATTAAAAGTGATTCTCGTAGATGACGATGACGCGTATCCACAGATTGCTTTTAGTATTACCAAGACAAGCCATAATAAACGTATTACAGCAATAAAAGTATATCGATCTCTTATAGGAAATCAAGGGGCTGGTGGAAGTGGTTCTGGTGCTGAGAGTGGTGGATTGGATGCTTCTTATGGGCATATCCATACCATTGATTTATTAAGACCTTCTGGAAAATATTTAAGTGGCAGTAACGCTGATTCTGGACGAAGTAGTATTTATGTCAGAAATATTTCAGGTAGTTACGCTGCTGGTCATGCTGGGTTATGGGGTATCAAGGTAACAGGCGGTGCAATAGAATATAATATTGCAGATCCTACAAGTCTTGGTAGCGGGCAAGATGTTTTTCCGATTCATGCAATAGAATCAGATATTGCTACACATCATTGGGATACAGGCTGGGAAATCGGTTATTATGCTGGGGTAGGTTATGGTGTAGGTTATGGTGAAGGTGTATGGACACAGGTGGCAAGAGATGCAGATGACGGCTGTTATGCTGGTTATGGTTGTGTAATGTTTGATGATGAGGATTTTGGGATTGACAGCCTAATAGGCGCTATTTTATTTGTAAATAGTTTACATTATGTAATTGAACGTACTCATACAAAAGCTATCCAGATAGACGGTTTGTATACGTCTGATTTCATAAATCAGGCTTGGAAAATTCTTCAGGCAACAACAGGTCAATATTACTTCACCGAAAACGGTGGTGATGTAGATGGTTTATTTTTTGACACAAATTTAGACGCTGGAGCTTCATATCCTTTATTAAACTCACCATCGATTAAGGTAAATGGCAAATTCGGATTGGTTTTAAAAGGTCGACTATTCCAATACAACGTTGTACTTGATCCTGGGGATACTAACGAGGAACATGACGACTGGTTGTCTTATTCGGAATATGACCAATTAGACGTCAACCCGGTGAGTAATGTGATTCCGATAGTTAATAGGGAAGGTGGCGAAGGTACCGGGATGGCGGTATCGTTTGGTTCTTTGATACTTTTTAAGAAACATGCCATCCTGAAATTAGATATTGCGGACCCGACAGATCCTACCACATGGAGTTTACTTGAATCTGTATTTGAAAGGGGAAATGTCGCTTATGCAACAAACGGTGGTAAAGATGGGGTAGTGAATGTCGGTGATAGCGTTTACTTCTGTGCTTACGATGGAATTTACAGGGTAGATGCAAATATGATGGCTGCTGCTGATTCCACGCCATTAATCAAGAACAGGATTTCCGAACCGATTAATGATGTTTACCTCAGCCTGGATGATGCAACTGAAAAAATATACATAAAGGGTGCTTTCAATCAACGAGAGAATGAGATAATTTGGCGATTAAATGTTTCAAATGTATGGGCTTACAACATCACGACACAGGAATGGCGCCAAATAAATTCTGATAACGACCCTGATATAATATGTTTGGATGAAAACGGCGATTTTATGTTTTATGATTCGGGCCAAGCTAAAGTTTACAGCGCCAATGAAACCGAATCGGTGGGATGTGAAGTAATTACCAAGTTATTTCGTTTATCCGAGTTAAATGACCGGGAGCAAAAGGTTATTGTTCGATATGTGAAGGTCCGGTATAAATCCATACCGGAATTAACGATAAATGTTTATGTTGACGAAGATGTAGAGACTGAGGATAATGTCGCGGTAACTGGTACGTTGCCAAATGTGTTAGCTGCTGAATCATTATCAGACCCAACGGACTTATCGCAAGCAACCTGGTCGCCTACAGCAGAGATTTCAATAGTAGGTACTGACGCAGTTTACTTGTACGTTGCTACCGGATCAGGAATACTTGCACAGACATCAGGTAATTTAGCGATAGCCGGTGTTGGAAGTAAGTGGTATAAATTGGTTTATACAATTAGCAGTTCAAATGTTGTCAATGCCATTGCTATCATTACAGCCACATTTGCTTCGGAGTTAATTTATTTAGATATTTCAAATGGTACACATACGGTTTACTTTTATTCAGCTGTTGCGCCAGGCAATTTCGTTCTCTTTGTTACAGGTGCAACGGCTGGTGAAACATTTACGCTTGAAAGCATGAGTGCGAAAAAGGTTGATGATGCTGTAATAAAAACAACGACTATCCCGATTAGGTATAGATGTCAAACATTAAAAGTAAAGATAATCGACAGTGTTGATAGTCCTGCCGATACTGAAATTTATAGTATAGAAATAATTTTAGGGAGTTAAAAAAATGAATGTTCACACAATGATGGCGCTTTTGTCAATCAGACTTGAAGATGCAGAAGGTTCGATTTTTACGGAATCAGAGCGACTACAATTCATTAATAACGCTCAGTTGAAGTTATCACAAGCGTTACATAACAATTATTTAACTGAGTTGCAAGTAATTGAAACTAACGAAAGCGTAACCAGTAATAAATTTGCTATGAGTAATTTGGATAATACTGTTTTGCGTGGTGGCGAAGGAATTTTAAAGGTAAAACTTGCCAGTGGTAAATACTGTACCAGAATTGATGTAAAAGATATTAAGCGAACTGAGAATCAATTTTATCAAGGTTCTGCAACCAATCCGCTTTATTACGTCTTTCAAAATAACATTTATGTTTTATTTGGCGGTACCAGTACGTTAATAGACGTGTATTACCTTAAATTGTCGACAACCTTGCAATATAAACTTGGTATTGGGGGCAACCTGCCTGCCGATGCGGTATCATTCAAAATTGATTCTGATGAGGAACCGAGTAGTGTGGATGATTATTACAACGGTGCAGTTATTTACTCTGTTGACAAAAAAACTTATCACGTTGTTACGGATTACGTTGGTTCGACAAGATTAGTAACTGTTGAGCCGGCTGCTACATCTGATTTTAGTAGTGATACAGACGAAATATATTTCCTGCCACAAGATTTTGATTCGTTAGCATTATCTGGCATTGACTGTGATCTAAATGAATCGTTACATGAAATCATTGTTTCATTGGCAGAGGCGGAAGGTTGGGCCATGGATTCAAAACTGGACAGGAGAGAATCGGCATTGCGAAATGCCAATAGTATAATTAATGTACTCAATGCCCGGTATACAGAAGCAGAAGGTATTGGAACGAAAAATCGGTAATTAGGAGGAATATAACATGAATGTAAGTGAAATGTCAAATTTACTCGCATTGCGTCTTGAAGATGCTGCTGGTGTTACTTTTACAGAGTCTAAACGATTGAAACTTTTAAATAATGCTCAACTTACCTTGTCGCAATTATTGCACAATGCGTATTTAACGGAATTAGAAATTTTACAAGAAACTTTAACAGCTACTACGGGTGTTTATTCGATTAGCAGTCTATCCAACGATGTCCTCCGTGGCGGAGAAGGTATTGTTAAAGTAAAAATCAATGGAGGTAAATATTGTTCTGAAATTGATATGAAAAGTATTAAAAGGACGGAGAACACTTACCTTGCAGGCAGTGTTCGCAATCCTTTATACTACGTTTTCCAGAACAATATTTATATTTCAAACGGTGAAACAAATCCTGTTATTGATGTTTATTATTTAAAGATTCCCACTCCATTGGTTCGTCTTTGGGGAATACAAGGGGATGACCCACTGGCAGTAGACACATTTGAAATTAATGCCGCAGAAAGTCCATCTGCTACCAATGATTTTTATAATGGAGCAGTAATTTTTGCAACAAAAACCGGTAGGCGAAGTTATCACGTTGTTACAGATTACGTAGGTGCAACACGTATTGTTACTGTTGAGCCCGCTCTTGGTGGTGGTGATAAATTCGATGATTCGGAAAGCTTTTATTTCCTAACAGGTGACCATGAATTGACAGGTTTGGATGATTTAACGAGCGACCTTAATGAATCACTTCACGAACTTATGGTAACGTTGGCAGAGGCGGAAGGTTGGGGGATGGATAGGAAGTTTGATAGAAGAAAAGCTGCGTTAGATGGGGCGCTTAGTGAAATACAAACGCTTAATGAACGGTTTACTAAAGCCGAAGGTATCGGCATACAAAATAGGTGATCAAATGAAAAAATTAATTATTGTTATTTTAGTGTTGTTTTGTTTTGTCTCTTTAATACAGGCTTGTGATCTAACAATAAGTTTTGTATTGGACGAAACAGGATCAATGGAAGATATTCGAGATCAAACAATTGATAGTTTCAATGAATATCTTTCCACTTTGCAAGGTAGAAATGAAAAACTTCGTATGACACTTACTAAATTTAATTCATCAAATGTAGAAATAGCATACGAAAATGCTGATATTGAGCATATTAAAAAACTTAACAGAAATAATTACATTCCACAGCATGGGACGCCACTGTATGATGCTATTGGCAACACCATTGAATCTTTAAAAGGTGTGAATAATGTTTTGTTTATAATACTCACTGATGGACTGGAAAATTCGTCTCGGAAATATACCCAAAAAGATATTTTCAAAATGATTGGTAATAAGCAAGATATAGGGTGGACGTTTGTGTTTTTAGGGGCAGACCAGGATAAATATGTAGCTGAGAATATTGGAATACAATCTGGGAATATTTTTAATTGGGACGGCAGCAATGTTGGCATTGGTACATCTTCACCAATGCAGCAATTAATTAGTAACACGTGTTCTTTTTTAGATTCAGGAACAGTTAAAACGTCAGACTTTTTTAAAAATGATTCTTTGAAATCGGAGAAATAATGAAAAAGATATTGATAATGATATGTTGCCTTTTTGTTGGTTTAGTCCATGGGCAGAAATTTGAAGGCAACGATTTTATTCGTATTAGTTCGTTTTTAATGCCCGATGGCGCTATTGGTTGTTATGATAAACATTCAGGGGTAAAAGTATATTCTGACAAGACTGATAGCGTGGAAGTTATTTTCAACGCTCGTTGTTCTTATGGGATTGGAGAGATAAAAGTTGTAGATCCAACTGGTACCCAAAACCTTTTACAGATACCAAATAATTCTTTTAGCCCGGTAAGTTTAAAACTTACTAATATAGTGGCGGGTGATTGGTTGTTCCAGTTTATAAATGATAATCCGGAAAACAGTAATCCTGATCAAGACAGGAATATTTTCATTAAATACATCGAAATCGATGGGGTTACTGCTGAACCTGAAATACCTAATCAAATAATTCATTATTATCAACGGAAGATTTTATGGGACCCGAACACAGAGGAAGACCTAAAAGGATATAAAGTTTATTTTGGCAATCAATCGAGAAATTATGGAAGCTCTGTTTATGTAGGCAATGTAATAATGGTTGTTGTTGATTCTTTGAAATGTGGATTAACTTATTTTTACGCTGTTACAGCCATCGATACTGCAGGGAACGAGAGTGATTTTAGTAGCAATGAACCTACATCATTTGAAGAATGTAAAGAATCTGGCGACAGAATACCGCCTAATAGTCCCCAGGGAGTTCGAGCAACGGAAATAGATGAGTGATAAAAACTTTATTGAAAAACATATAGGAGTATAACATGGCGATCGGTATATCAGGTGGTCTGGCATTAGCAAAAGGTGCATCATCAATTGCAAACTGGTTAACTAACCGTAAGCGTGGTAATTTCTCTGATACTGCATACGGCAAAAGACTTCGTGAGCGCATGGAGCATGGTAAATATTCTCCTGAAGCTGAAACAAGGATCGTTGGTGGGGTAGCGAAAAGTGCTGGAAATATAGCACAGAAAGCAGGTGCAAGCTATCGTGGCAGGTTAGCGAGTAGGGGCATGGAAGGTTCTATTGCCGGGCAACGTGGTTTGTCAGAGATTGAGACACGTCCCATAGAAGCAGTAACCAGGACCAGAGAGCGTATAGCTACTGAAGATGAAATGGCAAAAGAATCAGCCAAGGATGAGTTCGCCGCAGCCAAAATGTCTTATCGTGAACGGTTGGACGAGTTAAACCGAAGGAATAATACTAACTTGGTTGGTGGATTGGTTGATGCCGGGGCTGGTTATCTTGTGAGCAAATCGAAACAGGCAGCGTTTGAAGGGTTTGACCAAGATGATCCAGCCAGCGTTCGTGCATGGGCAAAAACACAACCTGATCCGATGGCAGCTATGGGGCAAGCTGCTCAAATGAATTACCGGAATGCGTTGGCGAATAGGAGTAGCAGAACTGGCAGAGTGGACAAAACAGATTATACACCGAGCATGTCTGAAATTACGAGTGCCAGCGATGCTGATTTGTGGGACTGGGTAAATAGTTCAAAAAATCAAGATGAACGGTTACACCGTCTTAATATAATTCATACTACAACTGGAAGAATTTTACAGCCAGGGACACTTTTAGGCGCAGGAACTATTAGTAATGAAGGGGTTGCCCGATGAGTCAGCAAGACAAACAACGAAAACAAGCAGAAGAATTTAAAAATGCTTATGGGTCATATCCACCGGGGTATAAACCTGCCAAAGTGAATTATGCAGACAGTTTAAAGCAAGGTGTTGCACAAGCGGACTTCAACATCCTTTCTGGCAAGGGAACCGCGCAGGATTCAGCAAGATCAAGGTATGGCGGTATTTTGGGTAAACGAGAAAAAGCGAGATTACTGAAACAGCCAAAACCTGAAAAGCCAAAAACCGCTTCACAAATGCTGTCAGATAAGAAAGCACGATTAGCTTTAGAATACTCTCGACTTGGTAACAAAATGTCGAAGAAGAGGATGGCAGAAGCCAGGCGGTTAAAAGTAGTACCAAAAGTAGAGCCAGAAAATTATAGTAAGAAAATCGGTAATATTTTAAATAAACAAATAAAAATAAGAGACAATCTGGATGCTAAATATGAAGCGCAGACCGATGAATCTGGAAAAGTAACAAGGCCAGAAGAATACGTTATAAAAGATGAGGCTTTAAGGAAGCCATTATCTACCCAATATACAGCTTACGGTGATTCAATAAAATCTATACAAACAAGACAATTTGTTGGAAATTTATCTAAAACAACAGGCGTATCAGTAAGCGAGCTTAACGAAGTAAAAAGTTTAACAGACCAGGTAATCCAAAAGATTGACCAAGAAGGGATGCCGCCACATATTAAAGACAGGGATTGGTATATAAGCAGTATTTTGTTGCCAATATTAGATAAAAAATATGGTGCAAGGAAGTACGAACAGGATGATTGGAAGTTATTATTAGAAGGGAAAGAGTCTGAATAATTAAATTTTTTATGGACTTTCAAAGTGATTTATATTGTTTTTTGGGAATAATATTCTTACAAATGCTTCATCTTGTTGTTTTTTAACTTTTTGCATTGCTTTTATCCCAAACAACTTTAGATAGATTTTTCTTTTCTTGCCCATGAAAAGAGCCTGTAAATATACAAAAAACAATCCTATAATATGTGATGTTTTAATTTTCATAGACAATACAATAATCCTTGCTGGGCAAAAGGAAATAAATAAATGGGGTACCTCGTGATTGCAACGATTCAATCATAAAAGATAACGTACCTTTTTTTCTGCAATCTCGGCAGTTAGGGCTTTTATAATTTATCCTTTTATAGGGACACCCCATTATGTTTTAAAATAATTTTTTTATTAAAAAGGAGCTACAATTGCTGTAAATACAAGATTTAAAACCAATAAAGTAAGAGCGACAAACATTAGAAAAGCAATTATACGTTCTAACATTTTAGATTCCTTTTTTGTTGTTTTAGTAACAGCGTTCATACTTGGAATATAGATATTTTATTTAATAAAAGCAAGGTAAAAATGGGAATACTGACCGGAAAAAAGCGAACAACCAAAGAAATTTATGATAATTTAATACAACCAACCGAATACCAACCAGTAGCGGATCGTGTCGGGCATCCGGCACTACAGCCAGATTTACCATATTCTGACCCTTTGAAACCAAAAAAGAGTTACGTTGATACTTTGCTTGAAGAAGCCGGGCAATCGGTACGTCCTGATCCTCCGGGGCCACAAGAACAACCTACCCGGGAAGATCAAGCATTTGATCCCGAAGGTATCGAGTATGATTATGAAAGTGCAATAAAAGCTGGATTGGAAGCAGACGAGACACAACATTGGGAAAGTAGAGTACCAGAAACAGGTCTTTTATTAAAGGGGCGTAATCACGATACTTGGAACAAAACAGTTGAAGCCGAAAAAATACGTGGGAATAAGATCATTAAACGTGATGGTCGATATTATTCATTAGAACCAGACCAATTTCAATCAGAAGAAGTTGCTCTCCAAAAACCTGAACTTTATCCGGAATACAGTAAGCGCCGGAAAGAAGGGCTCTCGCACGAAGCTGCTATAAATGTGGCGCAAACAGGATTCAAAGGTTTTGGTGGTGGAAAGCCATCAGAGAAGGGTGTTAGTGGGGAATTCGATTACGATGTCACTGGTAGGTATGATCGCAGAGAAAATGTTTTAAAAGAAATTGGTAACTTGAAAAAACAGGTAGAAACGGTTAATCAAAATTATGCAAAGAATCAACCTGTATTTGATCTTAACCAGGTCTATCAACAAAAGTTCGAAGACTTTAATGATGTAATCGTTGATGATAAATTCACAGGTACGGAATCCGACTATAATCGTTATAAAAAATTATCTGATGAATATTCCAGATTTGTTGAAAAAAACAAATCAATTTTCGACCAGTTCGGAGATGAAGTTACTAATCAACAACAGCAAGACATTGAACGGTACAACGAATTGTTGTCAGAATATGGAACATTGGAATATGATAAACAACAAGAAGAGCGAGGTGCATTAGGAAATTTAAAAGAAAGTTTTAAAGGAGGTCTTGAAAGTGCCAGTATTGATATGATGTTTTACGATTCAATGATGGGAGGAATTAACCCAGACGTTGCATTGAAAATAAAAGCTGAATATGAACGGAGATTACAGGCAAACCCGATTGATGCTAATAATTGGCTTGAATCTCTTGCAAATGCTACAGCCGAGATGGTAGGTCCTATGTCCGAAGGTATTCGTGAGGGTATGGGAATAGGATTGGGAGCTGCTGGCGCAGCAATAATTGCAGGACAAGCAGGGCCTCAGGCGTTATTGCCAGAAGAATTAATAACAGCACCCATTGCTTATGCAGCAGGTACAGCAGCCGGGGCTGGTTTGTATTGGTATAAACAGGGTTCTGGCAATATGTATGCTGCCTTATTAGAAGAAGGTGTTGATGAAGATGTTGCAAAACCTGTGGCAATGGCAGCCGGTATACCTTATGCTGTGTTAGAATTTTTGCAAGTAGGGAAAATTGCTAAAAAAGTTTTCAAGATAAACAAAGTTCCGGAGAAGGTAATAGCCAACACTGTAGCCAAAGTTATATTTAAAGTTGGAAAAAAATTAGGGAAAAATGTATTCAGAGAAACCAGCGAAGAACTCTTACAAGAAATTACCCAAATTGCATCTGATGAAATCGGAAAAGAATTAAATAATCAGTTAAAAGGAACTGAATTAGCGCATGTAAAAACAGACGATGCAATTCAGCGTGTATTTAAAACAGGGCAAGGAGCAATAGGACCTCTTTCTGTACTCTTGATTCCTGGTCATGCTGCTAACATGATAACGTCCGTTAGAGGTGTGAATAAATTTAATAATGAAATTGGAAAAATAGCTACTGGATTAGGAATCGAAAAAAAGAATGCGTTAAATATTTCTCAAAAAATTATCACTGATATTAATAATGGCGAAGATACTCAAAGATCGATTGCGAAAAGGTTTTCAGAGTTTGTAGTCTCAGAACAATCAAAAGATATTAAAGAACCGGTTGAGCCAACAGAAAAACCACCGGTTGAACAGCCGGACGTTGAACCAGAAATTTCTCCGTCAGAGATGGAAACAATAGAATCCGAAGTAGAGAAACTAAAAGAAACAGATCCCGAACTTTATAAACAGCGTAAGGAAGAATTAGAGCAAGTTAAGAAACTTGAAAAGGAAGCATCTGAGACAGAAAAACCAATAGAAGCCACAGAGAAGCCACAGGAAGCACCAGAATCAACGATCTCCGTAAAGCCGACCGTTATTACTAAAGATGAAAAAAAGGTTGGTGTGAAAGCTCCTGTTGAGAGAAAAAAACTCGGTAAAAACAAAGTTACAATTCCGGACAAAGAGAAGCTAACTTTCGAATCAGAAATGGGAAATTTGGAATCTGGACAAATTATTCCGGGTGGATTGAGACAAGTAACGCATCTTGGCGAAAAAGGTGTTCCTGAAAAAGTAGTTGTGGGAAGATTTAACACAGCATCCACTAATCCTGAATGGTATAGAGAATCCGGGTTATTACAAGAGTACGGTAAAAAACGAATATTGAATGTAATGAACAAAGCTCTTGCCGGTGAATCTTTGACAGATAAACAAGTTGAGATTTACGATGATGTTCGTAACGCTTTATCAGAATACGAATTCAAATTATCTCAAACAGTTGCTGTAATGCCGGAAGCAGAGAAAATTGAAACGAAAGAAGATTTGGCAAAAAC